GATTCTCTTCGGGATTTACACCAGTCACTGAAGGCAATGGACAATGGAACCAATTTGCTCAAGATGTAACATTTAGTTCAATTGGTAACGTAACTTATTCTCTTGACGGTGGTGTTGATTATTCCGCGTCCAAAGGAATGACAGCAACTCTTGGAAATCTCTTTACTTCTTATAATCTTTTCTCAAACAAAGATGAGATCGCAGTTGATTACTTGATCATGGGACCAGGACTTGGTAACAAGTTTGAATCTCAGGCAAAAGCAAATCATCTGATCTCCATCGCAAATAACAGAAAGGATTGTGTAGCTGTTGTTTCCCCACATAGAGCAGATGTAATTCAGGGAGATGGTGGTCCTATCACCAACTCCGATACTCAAACAGACAATATCATTAAATTCTTCTCACCACTTGGTTCATCCTCTTACGCAATCTTTGATAGTGGTTATAAGTACACTTATGACAGATTTAACAACAAATTCCGTTATATTCCATGTAACCCAGATGTTGCTGGACTTTGTGTAAGAACATCAATCTTTGCATATCCATGGTTCTCACCAGCTGGACAACAAAGAGGTATTCTGAACAACGCTATCAAACTTGCTTATAATCCAAACAAATCTCAGAGAGATCAACTGTATCCAATGAGAGTTAATTCAATCATTAATTCTCCTGGAATTGGAATTCTCTTGTTTGGTGACAAAACAGCTCTTGGATACGCTTCAGCATTCGATAGAATTAACGTTCGTCGTTTGTTCCTGACCGTTGAACAAGCACTTCAGAAGTCGGCAGAAGCACAACTCTTCGAACTGAACGATCAGATTACGAGAGCAAACTTCGTCAATATTGTTGAACCATATCTCCGTGATGTTCAGGCAAAGAGAGGTCTCTATGGATTCCTGGTTGTTTGTGATGAAACAAATAACACTCCTGATGTAATTGATAATAATGAATTTAGAGCTGACATCTTCCTGAAACCAGCTAAGTCCATTAATTATGTCACACTTACATTCGTCGCCACCAGAACTGGTGTAAGCTTCGAAGAAGTTGTTGGTAGAGTTTGATCTTATATTATAAATTACTAAAGGAGGAACCTAAAAATGGCACAAATTCCAACAAGAAACATTTCACAGTTCAAGTCAAAAATGATTGGCAGTGGGGCTCGCCCCAACCTTTTTGAGGTTGACGTGACTTTCCCAACTGGTGTGAATCTTGCAGTTCAGGGTGATGGAACTGGTCAGTTTGATAAGGAGAACTTCCGTTTTCTCTGTAAAGCAGCTGCACTTCCAGCTTCAACAATCACCCCAATTGAAGTTCCTTTTAGAGGTCGCACTCTAAAAGTTTCCGGAGATAGAACCATCGACGTTTGGACAGTATCTGTCATTAACGACGAGAACTTCATTCATAGAAGAGCATTTGAAGCTTGGATGCAAAACATCGCTCAGTATGGTGATCATTCTGGATTGACCAATCCTAATGATTACATGGGTAACGCTATCGTCTACCAACTGGGAAGAAGCCCATCAAACACTCAGGGAAATAACACAACTGGGGAAGACGCCAACATTTTGGCACAATATCGTTTCATCGATATTTTCCCAACTGCTATTTCTGAGATTGGACTATCATATGATCAATCAAACACCATTGAAGAGTTTACCGTTGAGTTCCAAGTTCAATACTGGTTCCCAGAAAGAGCTGGAACTGGAGCGTAATAAATAGATCATAAGTAGATAGAAACTTTAATAATGGCAAAATTGTTTGGATTCTCTATTGAGGATAACGAACCACTATCACCAAGTACAGTCAGTCCTATTCCTCCAAATAATGAGGATGGGACTGACCACTACTTGAGTAGTGGTTTTTTTGGTTCTTATGTTGATATTGAAGGAATTTATAGGACAGAGTTTGATCTGATCAAAAGATACCGTGAAATGGCACTTCATCCAGAATGTGATAGTGCCATTGAAGATATCGTAAATGAAGCTATTGTATCAGATACAAATGATAGTCCTGTTCAGATTGACTTAGATAATTTGAATGCCAGTGATGGTATTAAGAAAAAGATTAGAGAAGAGTTTAAGTATATCTTAGAATTATTAGATTTTGATAAAAAATCTCATGAAATTTATAGAAATTGGTATGTTGACGGTAGACTATACTATCACAAAGTAATCGATTTAAAGAATCCTCACGAGGGAATTCAGGAATTAAGGTACATTGACGCACTTAAGATGCGTTATGTTCGTCAAAATAAAAAGAAAAAAGAGAACTCAAATACTTTTGCGGCAATAAGATCTGATAATCCTATGGATTATGAGTTTCCTGATATTGAAGAATATTTCATCTATAATCCAAAAACATCTTATCCAGTGGCAAGTCCAAGTGATACTAGTTCGAACACCGGAATAAAATTTTCTAGAGATTCTATTACTTATTGCACTTCAGGTCTTGTAGATAGAAACAAGGGATCCACACTTTCATATCTTCATAAAGCAATTAAGTCACTGAATCAACTGAGAATGATTGAGGACTCTTTGGTTATCTACAGATTATCGAGAGCACCTGAAAGAAGAATCTTCTACATTGATGTTGGCAATCTTCCTAAGGTTAAAGCTGAACAATATCTTAGAGATGTTATGATGAGATATCGTAATAAGCAAGTTTACGATTCTGCTACGGGAGAAATTCGTGATGATAAAAAGTTTATGGCGATGCTTGAGGATTTCTGGCTTCCTCGTCGTGAAGGTGGTAGAGGAACTGAAATCTCTACACTTCCTGGTGGTCAGAATCTTGGAGAAATTACCGACATTAAATATTTCCAAGAAAAACTTTACAGATCTCTGAATGTTCCTCCAACAAGAATTGGTGGAGAAGGTGGATTTAATCTCGGAAGATCTTCAGAAATTCTGAGAGACGAACTTAAGTTCACTAAGTTTGTAGGTCGTTTGAGAAAGAGATTCTCTAACATGTTTAGTGATATGTTGAGAACTCAATTGATTCTCAAGAATATCATTACCCCAGAAGATTGGGATATCATGAATGAGCATATTCAATATGACTTCCTTTATGATAACCACTTCTCAGAACTGAAAGAAGCAGAACTTCTTAACGAAAGATTGAGTTTAGTTGCAACAGCAGAACCTTATGTTGGTAAGTATTACTCTCAAGATTATGTGAGAAGAAAGATCTTACGTCAAACTGATCAGGAAATTGTTGATCAAAATGCACTCATCTCTAAAGAGATTGAGGATGGAACTATTCCTGATCCAGCAATGATGACTGTAGATCCAGCTACTGGACAACCGATGCCTATGGGTGGTGGTGCATCTGCCATGGATCTTGGACAACCAGTAATGGAACCTGATTTAAAAAATCAAGAAAAATCAGTTGAAGTTCCCGAAGGTGGGGAAATCTAATAAATAACAAAGACATTAAATTTTACAGGTATGGATGAATTAATGGACATGATCGTTTCTGATGAGAGTCCTTCTCAAATTAGCGATAAGATCAAAGATATTCTTTTCTCAAAAGCTGCTGAAAGAGTTGATGATTACAAACCAGTAGCTGCAAATTCTCTTTTTGGAAATGAGGTAGAAGATACTGAAGAATACGAAGAATCATAAATAAAAAGTATAAGACTTCATTATAAAAAATGCAAAGAACTAAGATAATTGAAACTGAGGTTACTACTGGTGCAACTGCTGGTGCTGCTACAAGTATCGGTAGTGCGACTTGTGTGAGGCTTCACAATAATACTGGTGGAATCATAACTGTTGGAGTTTCAACCATTGTTGGTGCTGCAACTACTAATTATTTTAGTATGCCAGCTAACTCTGTTGAATTTCTAGAAAAACTTCCAACTGATGTTATTTGGTCATCTTCAGCAATCAAAGCAAACAAAGTAGGATTTACAAACTAAAGCCATGAAACTCATCAGAGAAGAAATCGAACAGGTCGAATTTATCGTTGAAAACAAGAACGGTAAAAAGTCACTCTTCATCGAAGGTGTTTTTCTTCAGGGAAACATTAAGAACCGTAATGGTCGTATGTATCCTATGGAAACTCTTCGTAGAGAAGTGTCTCGTTACAATGAGAACCATGTTGTTCAAGGTAGAGCACTTGGTGAACTCGGACACCCAGATGGTCCTACTGTAAATCTGGATAGAGTTTCTCATAAGATTGTTTCTCTGAGAGAGAGTGGTTCAAACTTCATTGGAAAAGCAAAGATTCTTTCTACCCCAATGGGAAAGATTGCAGAATCTCTGATTTCTGAAGGTGTAAAGTTGGGTGTTTCCTCTCGTGGTATTGGTTCTCTCCGTATGACAAGAGAGGGAATCAATGTAGTTGGTGAAGATTTCATGTTAGCTACGGCAGC